CCCGCCAAGGCTTTCAAGTAGCGGAGCAAGGCTTTCAATTGCCGAGCCAAGTTCCCCAGAGATGTCTACAAGGTGCTCTCCACCGTCTTGAGCAACATTTGCAAGTGCGTTGTTTACGTCCGCCAGAGGCTTCTGGAAGGCAGAACCGAACGCAACCTGTAGATTGCCCATGACGGCATTTAGACGCTGCTGTGAGCCGTACAGCGTGTCTGAGGCACGTGTGAAGGCTCCTACTGAGTCTCCGGCTCTCTCAAACAATAGTTCTAGACGAGCAGTTGCCTGAGCGTTTGCCAGTTCTGCACCAGTTAGGTCCCCAAGACCCTGAGCCGCGAGATACGCGTTGATCTCGTTCTGCTTCATGGCGACACCGAACTTCTCGATCGGGTCATACTCACCACGGAACAGGGCCGTGATGGCTAGTAGAGAATCCTGTACGTCATAGCCGTAGGTGGTTGCAAGGTCCTGAGCAAGTGTTACTAGGCGTTGCGTCTGGTCAGCAGACTCGCTTACACTGAATCCGTACTGCTTTAGTACCGAACCTAGGAATACAGATGCCTGAGCAGCTTGCTGTTGTGAAAGACCGTAGTTTTCTACCTCTTTTGTGAAACGCTCAATAGTTGGAGTGGCCGTCTCAAACGTTTGTTGCAGAGCGAGCATATTTCGCTCAAACTTCTGCGCAGCCTCAACCGATTCGATAACAAAAGAACGACCGCTTGCAACCGCCTGAAACCCAGCAAAGGCACCAGCAGCTTTACCCAGGGTGCCTGCAAGTTGACCGAAGTTCTTGCTAAGACCTGCTACAGCGCCTTGCGCTGATTTGATGCCTTGAGATTTGAATACCGAAACAATCGGCATAAGAATAGGTGCAAGTGCCATTAGCTCTCAAGCCTCCTGTTGATGTCGTATATAGCGTTTCGCAGTACAAGCGAGACGTCTGCTTTGAACCTAGGGCTGTGTTTTTCCAGCGCAGGATACCCATAACGAGAAGGCTTGCTTGCTCCGCCTTTTGCTCTGCTGTCAAGGGCAGAAAGCCAGTTGTCTACGTTATTAGAGTTTATGCGGTGTTGTCTTGTAACAACGCCTCTACCGAACAAGTTTATTTCATACTCCCGCGACAATGTTCCGGTTGTCTTAGCGGCCCTCTTGCTCTTGCCCGCCATGTCGGCAACAATGTATGCGGGTGCTCTTACTCTTACCCGAACAATAGAAACAGTGCCGTCCTTGGCTGCCTGCATATCGCGCAGAGCCTTGCCTTCTTTTCTGTTCTTGTAGTTGACATCAATACCAGAGCGTCCGCCAATTTTGCGGGATGTTGTCCAGCTTAGGCGTCCACGCCCGTCCCTTGTGTACATCTTGTCGTAAATGCGACCCCAGCGCTTCGGTGCCCCTAGGGGTCCTCGATCGCCTACATCTCTAAATGCTTTGCGCACTGAAGTGACGGCAGGTTTTCCAACCTTTTTAGCGTCTTTTTTGAACTGACGCAAAGCCTGGGGGCCAATGTTTCTCAGTTCTCTTTCAAGCTCGCGTAGGTTTGCAAGCTCCAAGACGCCCTTGTCACCTGATGAATTTACTAGCGTTGCGGCCTGAAAAGATCCTCTTGCACCACTTGCAGCATAGCCTGCTCTTGCAGAGGCCATAGCCCTTGCAATAATCGCCGCACCCGCTGCTGGAAAAACCAAGAAAACCGCCTATCTATAGAGTCAATTCTACCGCAACTAGAAAACCCCCTCCGGAGAGGGGGCTTCCTTAGTTTTTGCTTGTGTTCTTTGCTACCATCCATCGGTACATAGTCCACAGCATCCGATCGTCTAGCTGCATAAGTTCTCTTGGCGAGATGCCTGTCTCGACTGCCATACCAGCGATATACCAGTGAGCAGAACTGTCACCAAGACCCTTTATTTTGGGTCAGACTCGCTCTCGCCTACACCTTCAACAGTGTTGAGCCACTCGTCATAGCCAAGCTTTGTAGACTTGGTGCGCTGCTCTGAGTGCCACGCTAGGAACAACAAGTGCCCTAGGCGCTGCTCAGTAGCAAGCTTTCCGACTGAAATATTGAACTTGTCCTCGAAGGCAACCAAGTCAGCAGTGCTGGCAGTGATTGTCTTTTCGGTTTCGTCCGCGAATTTGATCAATAGGTTGAATCGCATTTTATTTCCTTTTTATTATGATGTTGCGTAAGTGATTGCGCCGCTTGTTGGAAACGATACTGAAAAGGTTCCCAAGTCGCCCACTGCGCCGCTCACAGGTGTAAAGCTTGTGACAAGCGCGTTGCATGAGTATAGCGGTGTTTCTGCGGTTGCAGCGGTTCCGTTACCAGCAACTAGCGTGATTGCAACAACGGTTCCTACTAGGTCCTGGAATAGAGCGGATACTGCTGCTGCGCCGAAGTCGTGGTGGAAGTCTAGGGAAACGGTACCGGACTTTAGTCCACCGATTACCTCTACGAACCCAGCACTACCAAAGTCGGTTGTCTCGACCTCTGATGCGTTGATCTGTAGTTCTGCGCGAGCGCAAGATGATGAAACATCTGTCCCACCAACGGTTACGGTTGTTGCTGTTACAACAAATTTTGACATATTATTTTCTCCTTATGCAAAGACGGTGACTGTAAATTCAGCCGCCAGATAGTTCTGATCGTTTACGGTTATAGAACCCATTCCACTTGAGCGCTCGACCCGAAGATCGTACACCTCGCCAGAAAGCGTCTTATCTGATTCTATCGCAACTTTCACGGACTGAGGTCCGGTCGGCTGGCAATAGGCATCTAGCTTCCGTTGCATTTCTCGTTCGGCTGCTCGCCCAACTATTACAGTTACAACGAAGTTGTATGTGGTCAACCCGCCTTGCATCGCACCGTCGTAATCAACGCTCTCTAGGTTGATAATGCCGATAGGAGGCGTGGGGTTGTCGGGGATCTCAGCAGCAGACCGTAAGCCACTAATGGTTCCCAGGTTAGTAGCCATCCGAGTTCGGATAGTTGTTAGGTCAGCCACTAGGCCATCCTCATCTTGCGGTAAGGACCGAGTAGCGCCTCAATGTCAGGGTCTACACGACTAACTCTAACGATACCGATGTCACCGAATCCAGCTACGCCCAGTGGGCTGTCGTAGCGCTTGAACTGGCGAACTGCTATAAGGTTGCAAGCTTGCTTTACATCTACAGGGACAGAGGTTCCGTAACCGAATACGCCCTCAATCTGCACTGTCGCTTCGTCATTGACAACTGGGAACAGGTAGTCTCCAATTGCGCGGATGCGTGTGTACGGGCTGTAGATGCTACCAGTAAGACCGTTTAGTGGCTCTAGCTGATAATCAGTTGCAGTCCAAGTGATGTCAAAGGTGCCGTCTGCGGCAGAAGAAGTCTTTAGAGATGTCAGGGTAGACAGGTCGTCTATTGACACAAGGTAAGAGTCGCTTGGGGTAAACACGCGGGTTGCAGTAGTAGGAGTAAAGACTCGCTCGCAGTGAGTGTCAATTTGACGAGACGCTGCCTCTACGCAAGTCTCCAAGAGTGCATCATCTACGTTGTCGGTAATGCGAAGAATCGCCTTTACCTCATCAAGAGTTGTATAACCGTCAGTAATCGCCATGTTTATAGTTTACCTTCATCACCCTCTGAGTGTTATTTAGACAAAGCGAAACCCCCATAGCAACCTATAACTATGGGGGCCTCGACTTAGTTCGTCAGATTAGCTTGCGCCACCAACGAAGTGCTTGATCTCAGATGAGTGAGTTAGGTCACCATCTAGACGCATGGTGAATCTCCATGTGGTCAAGTCGTTCTGGAAAGCGAAGTCGGTTGACGATGCGACCTGAAGGCCACCAGCCAAACGTACCTTGTAGCTGTCCAAAGAACCAGCAATAACTGACTTAGCGTCAATTCCTGCGTCGTCTAGGTGTGGGTTCTCAACTACGTTGAAGCCAGCGAATGTGTCCTGACCTCCTGGTCCAACCTGAGAGATGTTGTATAGGTAGTTGCCCGCTCCATCCTTCAACTTGCGCATTGCGCCGATTGAGGTGGTGTTAGCCATTACAGCCATGCTTGGCTTGCGACGAGTTGCACCGTCTACAGAGTAGATAAGGTCAATGAGGTTGTCAGCGGTGAACGCGCCGTCAACTCCAGTGCCTCCGGTAACGCCAGCAGCAGAAGCGGTAACGATACCGTTTGGCTGTGAAGATCCGGTTCCAGTGGTTAGAGCAGCGTTTACTGCGTAACCGATTGCGTTACCAGCCTGACGTGCAAGGTGCGCGCCTAGGTCGAATCCTGCATCGGATACTAGCTCTGAAGCTGCCTGGATGATTCCACCGTACTTGTAAGCACCTAGGGTGATGCTTGAGTAGGTAGGCTCTACGTCGTCTAGCTGCGCGCCTGCACCCTTTAGGGTCATTGCAGAATAGGCAGTCAAAACTGGGATGGTGAGGTCCTCGCCTGATGTGGTCTGGATGATCTCTGGTACCTCTAGCATTGGGCCAGCGGCACGTGCAACATCGAATACCTGGTCGTAGAACGACTTTGGTACGGTGTTGGTAGATGGAACTAGAGCCGCGCGCTTGTGGAACTCATGTCCACGCTGCTCGCCTAGGGCAAGTGCACGGAAGATGTCGGTTGCCGAGCGCTCCTCAGCTACGGCTGGGACAAAGCCCTTAGCAGCAGCAGATGCTTCTACGCTACGTGACTCGTTACGAGTAGCAGCGCTGATTGTCTCGTCAGCCTTTGCGATGTCGGCTTCAATTGCATTGATCTTTGATAGTTCTTCAGCGTCAAGTCCGCGAGCCTCTGATTCAGCGAAGTCAATGACTTCACGAACCTGCATGATGAGGTTGTTGCGGAGTTCTTGCTGAGATTTGATAAACTCAGACATTTAGTCTCCTTAGTAATTGTTTACATATAAAAGTCGCGCTGACGCTGACCATACACGGCAGAGCTAACTCACATCCGATGTTCCAATTTTACAAGAACTTTCCACAGGGTAAAGGAAACCCCCAGAGGAAGGGGGATAACTCTGGGGGGAACCCGCCTGAATGCGGTAGAAAAAATTACCGAGTCTCGTCAGCCTTTGTTATGCGGGTTTCTTTTGTTGGCTTTTCGAATTTGGCTGTCTCTACGACTTTGCCTTCGCTTACAGGAGCGTCTAAGCCAACAATTGCATCTGCCCACTTGTCGGCTAGGTTGAATACCGCGCCTGACTCTGGGTTTCCGGCAACCTCAAGGATTACCTTTTTGATTTGATCTTTGCTTGCCATGTTATTTCCTATCCAATAGCTGTAGCTTCTTTTTCTTTAGTTCAAGCATTGCTAGGTCACTAGGCTTTTGCTCTGCTTCTAATTCTACTTCGGTTTCGACTGAAGCCTCTACCTCTGGCTCTGGTGACAGGGTGCTGATTACTTGACTAAGTAGCTCCTGCTCCTCGCTGGTGATGTTTAGACCATCTTCAATCTTTAGCAATGCGTCTGCCAATGCTTCTGCATCTACTTCTGCGCGCTCTGCTGTCTTTTGGAACTTACGAACAGACACGGTGCCAGCGGTTGCGGTGTACGCAGGCCATGCAACTACTGAAACTTCGTGAAGTCTGACCGAATTTAGTGTGCGCTCTGAGCCGTCGCTTGACCATGAGTCTCCGCCCTGGGGGACGCTGAAGCCAAAGCTCATTGCGTCTACATCCCCACGCCTCAAAAGTTCGGCAACGTCGCGTCCGCGTGAGGTTTGAGGTAGCATACCCTCTACCTTTAGTCCGCGGTCATCTTCGCTAAGGCTTAGGGTTCCAGCGCGGGTTGAGCCAAGGATCTCGCCTGAGTCGTGGTTCCACAAGAACTTGATGTCGTTACGAGAACGCAGTGAGCGCTTGAAGGCACCCTTAGCAATTCTTTCTGTAAACGGCAATGGCTGTGATGGCGAATCAAACAAAGCGGCATAACCGCTAAAGTGCATTCCATCACTTTCTTCGCGGATCTCAAAGCCAGCGGCATTGACTCGCTGTTCAATCTTTGACAATTTGTTGCCTTTCACTTCTCTTTTGCTATCTTCTTCTATTCTACTAACTACACCTTCTGCATAAGCCAAGGCGCGTCTGGCTGAGGCTTTTGATGGCCCCGATCCCCATAGCAAGTGTGCTACGACTCCTGCACTGGGGTAGTTCTCTGAGCTTGGCTTTGCATTTGGGCTGTCCAAGTCGCCTAGGTGGCGAGCAATCCATGCCCTAATACGAATCCACTTGTCTTTGCTGACTGAACCTTCAGCCATGGCCCTAGCCTCACGGATGGTCTTTTCGACTAGACCGTCTCCGCCCTTGCCGTCTTTATAGTAAGCAAGCCCTCTACGAGCCGCTGCTCTCATGTAGGCAGGAGGAGCCAGGTTTACGTCTCTTACTTCTTGGCGTTCTTCTTCTTGGTCTTGCCAAGCGTTGCAGTAGTAGTCTCCTCTAACG